CTTCTGAGGTTCCTCTTGCTCACCATCGTCATCTTCTTGTTCTACCTCTGACTCATAAGACTCGTCAGATTCGGCCTCGCTTTCGTTAGCTTCTGAAGCGGATTCTGGTTGTTCCTGTTCGGAGCCATCTTCTCGATTCATCATGCTCAAGAAAGCGTTAGCTGCACCTTCTACCGTCAACTCTCCACTTCCCTCAGGAGTCGTGTTTGGAGTATCGCTCATGTATGTTGTTTCCTAAATTATATCGGGAACCGCCCGATTCGGGTTACAAAATCTTAATCCTTTTTTCGTCTATCATCTTTTGAGCAGCCATGCTTTCAATGTGAGCTTCAATTGATTCCAGTACTCTAATACGTGCGTAAGCTTCTTCACGGATCTCTATCTCCCCATAGTTACTACTTACGATTTTATTAAGCTCAGTTCCTCTAAGATCTTCCATAACCTCTTGGAACATTGGCTCTCTAAGTAGGTTAAGCGCCCACTGTGCCTTATCCACCAGTCAGACTCCCTAGTTCTTTAATCGCCTTCAAGACAATCTCAGCTTGTTTGTTACGGCTATCCTCGTCAGCCAAGTCCATTGCCAAGATTGCTTGCAATTGCTGGACTGCTAACTGCGCCTCTTTAATGCGAATGTCAGCCTGATCCTTCTGGTTCTTCATCTGCATCTCTATACCCTTACGAGTATATTCAGCCTCTAGGTTCTGACGCTCAAGATCCAACTTAGCAGCATCAATCTGCGCCTTAGCCTGTGTCTTCTCACGCTCTACCTGCGCCAACAACTGCGCCACTTCTGCCTGTGCATCTGGTGCTGGTGGCTGTGGTTGCGACAACTGAGCATCCATCTCAGGCGTAATCTCGTTCATGAAAGCATTAGCATCCTTGAAACCAGCAGCCTCAATGAACTTTGCTAATGTGTTACGGTATTGACCAACAGAAACAAGCGGATTAGATGGGCCATATTGCTGGATAATCTGCTCCTGCTTGGCAAGAACCATCTGAAGCATCGTGAGCTTCTGATCCCGGTCACCTGAACCAAGACCAACATTAACGGATACATCGTACTCATTAGCCCATGTACGAGGATCAAACTGCACGTACTTGCCACGCATACGGACAATCTTCGGCTTATCCTGATACTTGCCCAACAGATGCAGAATGCCTCTAAACAGACTCTTAACGCCTGTCTCAGCAAAGATACGGGCAATCAACTCCAGCTTGCCAGAGTTAGACTTCATCATTGCAGCTACAGCAGCCGCTGTTACGTTAGACAGAATATCTGGATCAAGACCTTGTTGCGCGTCACTAACACCAGTACGCTTGGCCTGTACCGCATCCATGTATTCCAGCATTGGCATAGCCTGACCAAAGGTAGACTGAACCTGAAGCGGAACCAGAGCGTTAGGATTCTTCAGACGGACAATACCGCCGGGAGTAGCGTTAAGCAGGTCATCCAAGTTCACCTGACCATCTACAGCGCCAACCCGATTATTATTCGTTAGGTAGAGATTATCGAGAGACTGACGAGTAATAGTGGACTTGATAAGCTGGATGTCCATAGTCCTATCTGCCAGAGACTGACCGAAGAACTTGTGTGGAATCGGGATAGGGCAGATGCTATGGAATGGAACATAGTCGCAGTCTTCATCTTCTAGTATTTCCGATCCGCAATAGATAATCCTACGCAACTCAGCGATACCATCATCGTTCTCGTCAATGCGTATATAGCACTCGTATACCTCAACCGTCTGCATAGAATGGTCAAGGGACTGAGTCTGATCTGGCTGTTCTCCGTTATCAAAACGAGCAACACGCTCGGCAGAGAAACTTAGATCGTCATAAGAAGGTAGCTCATTTACGATGTCTTTGTCGTAGCCCATTGCAATCAATTCTGACCGCTGCATGAGCTTGCGATGAGCTACAAAAGGGGAGTCCTCGATTGTCCTAGCCGCCTTGGAAATCAGGAACTCCTCCGGAGGTACGTTCTCAATCCGTACAGAACCACTCTTGTTTGTCCGCTTGACCGTAACGTCATACGATGGAGCCATTATCGGCATACCCATCATATCCATGCCAGCAGGAACCATCTCGACCTTCTGGCTTACAACGGTAAGAGACTCATCAGACAGCAGCATGACCAACTCATCTTCAGTCAGGCTCTGATATTTCTCTTTAATAACATCTTCTTGAGCATCCCAATACGATTTAACGATACCAACCTTCTCAAGTAGGGCATCCTTAAACCAGTTATGCAGGATCAGTAGACCTTCGTTCTCACGGTAGAACACCCAGTTACAGTAGTCAGTAGCCTGTTTAGCAGACTCCTCATCTTCAGCAGTCTTAGGCTCAAAGTAGACAATATCCTCTGTTGTCGTAAAGACACGGATAAGTTGTGGCAATGCACCATCAATAGCTTCGGCTACCTCGCCAGTGACGATCTGGCTGCGACCTTCTACCTCGTTACCATACGGATTGCGGAGATAGTAATCTAGCGCCTTACGACGCTCCTCAACGGTTTCTGTCTCAATGTATCCAATAGAGTCATCAATCTCAGATTCGACGATACTCTTGATCTGGCCTTCATCCATCTTCATAGCAAGCCCTTACAGGAATTTTGCTTATTATACAACCCATTTTGCGTTAATAGGCAAGTCTGAAGACCACGAACTGTCGCTCTCGTCAAGCCCTATTGCTAGGTATCTGAAGGCATCTGAGTAATGGCTAGACCAGTCGTGCAACGGCTTATCGTAGAACACCTGCTGCTTCTCGTTATATTCCCTACGATAGTTGCGTAGAGCATCGAGTCCAGCCTTGGTTTTGTGGTCAAACCAGCAACGTGGGAGCAAGCGTCTGACAGCCTGAATACCGTCAGCTACAGATAGTCTAGGAGCAACCGTAATCTCTAGGCCAGATTCGTTAAGAACCTCCTTACGGCTCTTGCCAGTGCCTAACTCCCTTACCTCCACATCGTGCGGCAGTATCTGTGCAAAGCCTTCGTACTTGTTTTCCCTGAGCCATGATACATACCAGTCCAGACCGACTCCGTGATTCTCGATGCAGTCGATAAGCCGCACTTCTTTGCCAGCCAACTGAGCCACCCATAAACAAGTAGAGTCACCCATACCAAGATCCCAAGCAACAAAAGACTTGCAAAGGTCATCCCGGTCAATAGTCGTGATCCTAGACTTGGCTTCGAGATCGTTAATAATCTGCCCAAAATAGCTCCCTTCCACGGCGGCACTAAAGGAACATTCAAATTCTTGCAAATACTTGTCTTCGCCCATTTCCTTACGTGCGCCCCAGAGTTCCTTCTCGTTAAGAATCCCTGTCTCGCTGGCTCTGAACTCAAGTAACGCCCATCCTTCCGCTGTCTGTGCCCTATCCCTAAAGTCAGCAAAGTGGTTCTTGCCCTTAGGCGTACCAATAAAGAGACACCACGTAGGAGCATCGTCTGTATTCCTATCGGCTAGCGCTGGCCTGATGACCTCGTTCCAGATCTTAGGGTTTTGGTCTCCGATCTCGTCAAGGACAACTCCATCAAAATACTGCCCACGCAAGCTATCAGCATTGTCAGACCCGTAAAGACTAATGCGCCTACCCCAAAAATCAACCCTAAGTTCCGAGATATTAGCCACAGCCCCAAGAGGACGAGTAAATTCAAGTAAGTAATCCCACGCCACCCTTTTGGACTGAGCATAAGTCGGAGCAATATAGGCAAATCGTGGGTTTGGTTTCTTGCACTCAATGGCAGCCTTTATCAGATGGTTGATAGCGGATACAGTTTTCCCAAATCTTCGATGGGCAACAACTACCGTAAATCTATTGGCATCAACGGCTTCATGTATCTTTAACTGAAGCGGTCTAGGGGAATATGGAATGACTATTTGTTCCAACTTGTACCAGCCCAAATATTGTAAATTGCTGATTTACTTACGCCAAACTTCTTAGCCAAAGCTAGCCCAATACCACGTTTACCACCTTTTGCAGCCAATATCTCTTTAGCTTGATTGGCATTAAGTTTCGCCCACTTAGCGTTTTCTCCTGAGTTATCTGGCTTAAATTGCCTACCCATGCGAACCATATCAGCAGCGTTTTCCTTTTGTGTACCAGCCTCAAGATGCCAAGGATTGACGCAAGTAGGATTGCCGCACTTATGCAGGATTATCTTATCTTCAGGGATTTCGCCACGATATAAGCGGTATGCAGTTCTATGCGCTCTTTCATTACCTTGACCTCTAGCGCCCTTGCCAATAATCCCGTAGCCACAATGGTTTAATGCACCCATCCAAGTCCAGCACCCGTAAAAAGGGATTCGCTCAACCTTGGCCTCAAAGCGGTCTTTTAATGGCTGTCTCATTTCTGCCATGTAACCACGTGCTGCTGAGGAGCACCGTCAAGTCCTGTTACCTCAGTCCTAGCCAGCTTAGGGATATGGTACTCAGATAGCTTCTGGATAATGTCCAATGCCTTATGAGGATCTTTATCCGCCACCTCATTAAGCCATCTATCCATGTTAGGAGCATTGCGCTCTAGTAGGTTAGCTATAGCTTCTCTTACGATAGTAGTGGACTTATTAGCCGATCCTTTAGGTCTACCCGGCCCAGCAGTACCGTCTCCTACTTTCCAGTTACTTTGAGTTTCTTTAACTTCTGATGTTTCCATAATTGCATTATCCTTTGGATGTCATGCTGACTAAACTTGTTGCGTACAATTAATACTCAGGTATAATAATATTCCACTTGGAGGAAATATGTCACCTATCGTAAATACTGAAGTAAAGATGCCTAAAGATATATTTGAAGCTCTTGTTGTACATGAGACATATTGCATGGTTTCTGGCATTGAATCCACTACACCAGAAGCCGTAAAAGAATGGCTATTTAACCGCTACGGGCAACCTATTGCAGAAAAATTTAACAAATCTTATCTATTTAATAGCCAAGAGCCTTAAGCAATTTCTCATCTATAACTCCAGCATAAGGCTTCATTTGCAAAGCCCTTATGTCTGATTGACTTGGATTTCTAGGATCAATAATATTTCTTTCGCGTACCACTTGTGGCAATAACTCAAAAATAGTCCTGTTCTCTTGTAGTCTACCTAAGCCTTGCCCCGGAATTCCTCTAGAATAAGATGGATGACCTGATTGCATTATTACTGGTCTATCAGCAAATATTTCACCAACATTCATAATTCCAGACTCTTGAGCAGATAGCTGCTTTGGATCTGCAATAGCAAGCCTAGCCTCACCAATACCTAACCCACCAGATTCCCTAAATTTTTTATCTAATTGTTTCTTTATTGCTTTTCTTATTCTGTCTGGCTTTTTCTCAAATTGAGCAACACTCTCACTTGAAGCCAAACCTTTCCAATCGGGAATAAATGTTTTTATTTCCTTATCTACTTTAGATATTTCTTTTTTATTCAATGAACTATTTGCATAAGACAACATTGTTTCGCCAGTCATAGTAGCAAAATCACTACCAGTTGGAGCCATTCTCCAAGGCATGTATATCGGATTTTGCCCTGTAACTTGTTTTATTACTTGAGCATTTTCCATTATTTGCTTAACTGGGCCGGGATTAGATGCCCATACTTGTCCGGGCGTATAAAACATATAATCTTGACCGCCAAGCAACCCAACCGGTCTTTCTAAAATAACATCATTTATTTTAGTTAATTTACCACCAGCAGCAGTTCTGTCGGACATTGATGTTATAAATGGCCTACCCTCAAATTGAGTTAAATTAACAGTTGGAATATTTATTTGAGCAGTAGGCTCAACAACTGTTCTTAATTCTTTTAATTTTTGTTGCTCTTTTACCCTTTTATCAAATCTTGGATCAAATTCAACTTCCCTTGTAATTCCACTACGCAACGCACCTTTAGGTGCAGTCCCTATGGATGATCCACCCATAGCGCCCATAGCAACGTTTAAAGATTCTTCTGGAGAAACCTGTTGGCCTCTCATCGCTGTAATTGGGGATGATACAGCTCTTGCTAAATCATAAATAAACTGTGGAGCAATAAGCCCCTGCGTAGAGCTATAACGAGGAAGAATACTCAGCCGTTCATCCATTGGAACCATGCCAAATACTTCTTTTGTCTGCTGCTCAACTGGCGTTAGTAGTCCCATAGAAAACCTCGTATACGTCCGGTCTATTAGCCTTTATCCACTCTCGTGGTTCCTCATGGCATTTCTCAAAGTCTGTTCCTACTGTCTGGCTTCCTGCGTGATGAACATAAGCCCTTGATACGAAATGCTCAAACCCTGCTTTTTGCAGGTCATGGCATATTATATTATCGGAATACCAATTCGTGCTAGGGAACTTAGCTACATCCCATGCCTTCTTGCTAATGGTAGCAAATATTGGTGCTATGACTCCTGTGGGCTTAATGTAGAACTCACTCTCCCACTTTAATCCGACTCGCTCATCTTCCTCTACCGGAAACCTAATGTTCTGGTCAGGTAATACATAGTCCGATCTTGCACCCAAAAATCCGACATTTACGCCGTTTGATTCCAGAATTTCCGAATCATTCTTCATCACATCTATGGCACTAGGTGTTATAACAACATCGTCGTTAGACACAATGACTGAGTTATAACGTCCATGCTCAAAGGCATAATCTATTGCCGTATTGTAAGCATCGCCAAAGTTGGTAGCCTGATTCGGCCTCCAGACCAAGTTAGGCAGAATACTCTTAGCCTTATGCCAAAGCTCTAAGCTGTTACCAAATAGGTACACAGGCATCGTAGGCGCATAAACTCTAATGCTTTCAAGCAATATCGTTACGCCGGGATTCTTTACCGTACAGATAACTATAGCTTGCACAATGTCACCTTCATTGAGTCTACAGCTCGTGGAGTTCTAAGGATTTCCTCATCAGAAGCGGCTGTCTTAGACATTTCTGAGCCTAGTTCCGACAACTTAAACTGAAGCTCTGCCAATCTAAAGCCAGACTCCCATCCTAAATACCAGCACCACTCGGTATAGTACAGCCAGCTATTCTCGTTAAAAGCACGTACGTGCGTAGGATCTTGCCATGCACCCAAACTTAGCTCATACGGAACGGATATAACGAACTCACCACCGACTTTAAGTAAGTCACGACAATTCCTCATGGCACTAATTAAATCAGGAATATGCTCTAAAACGTCATTTGCGACGATTTTTTCAAACATCTCAGGCTTAATCTTGATCTGTCCGAACCGGGTTTCTACTAACTCACCCCATTGAACCTTAGATATGTCGCATACCCAATCAGGTTTAACCCTAGCCTGTATGTCTGAGTTTAGACAATCCTCTCTCCAGTCTTTACCGGAGCCTAAATTAAGCGTTAATGGCTGCAATTAAATCCTCTACGTTACTTGAACACAACAATGGGAGTAATTCGTTGATACGGCTCTCAGGTAGATCCCACCAAGGGTTTTTTAAAAGCCTGTTTATCTGGTCTTCGGTAAACCGCAACTTAACTACTTTGGCAGGATTCCCACCTACAATCGAGTACGGAGGCACATCCTTAACCACAACAGACTTAGCCGATATAACAGCACCATCCCCAATAGTAACGCCTGAGAATATCGTAACGCCTGATCCTATCCAGACATCGTTACCAATGAAAACATTACCTTTAGTAGCTGGATGTCCTCTGCCATGCCAAGGGAATGCCTCTTTATTGATGTGACCAAACGGATAAGTAGTTACCCAGTCTGTTCTATGATTACCGCCAAGGAATATCTCAACATTGTCCGCAATAGAACAAAAAGCACCGATTAATACATCAGTGCCTTCTCCCCACTCCCTAACGTGAATGTTCTTAACCCCGTAGGTATGCTTCATTACTTTTTCTTATTTCTAGCGGAAATAGCTGCTGCTTTCTTCTTAGCATCTGCCTTACTGTTAGCACCCCATGCCTTCAGGGATAGCAGTAGGCGCGTAGGCTCACCGTTAGGCTTCTTCTCTGCCCCCGGCATATTGCCCATACGAGCTAGGAAACTAGCCCTTCTAGGATTGTCTCCTGACTTAACGGGAGCCTTCAGGTTAGATCCGGGATTCTCAGCCTCGTAAGACTTACGCCCCTTCTCGTTCAATCCACCTTTAGGATTCTTCCCCGTCTTCTTCGTCCATGCTGCTGCCATATTCTTCCTTCATCTCCATCTTAGCCATTCTGAGCATATTCTTCTGTTTCTCAGTCATAGCCTTAGTGATTGGGCCACCTACCAGCCAAGCAGAACAGCTACGATCAGCAGCGCATTTAAACTCGAAAAGTTCACAGTAGCCTAGTTCTGACTCTGCAACCACCTCATTAGCGTAAGTCTCAGCGTCTGATTCCTCACCCTGAATGCCCTTGATAATGCAGTCCATCATCTCAGGAGTCTGGATAAATGCAGCACAGTTACCGCAGCGCATTGTCTGTGCATTGTCTGGAGTCGTAGCCCATTCCTCAGCACGTTTATCCCAAAAATCCTCTGGTTCCTCTGGGTTAGCCGGGCCATAGCCTACATTCTTAAAAGCCCAATCCCTATTTGCTAGGTTGAGCTGGATGTCTGAACAGACTTTAGGACAAGGTTTCATTTTTTGGCTTTATTCTTAGCTGTACGGGAACCACGAACAGGCATCGCAGTCTTAGCTGCTTGCTTGAAGTCCGCTTTAGTAGGAGCGCCCTTAGTTCCCGGCTTCTTCATCTTCTCGCCTGAACCCTCGGCTATGCGCTTGCGTTTAGCATGAATATTGGCATACAAACCCGGTTTCATTTTTTCCCCTTTTTCTTAGCTACACCAGCTTCAGATAGCGCGATAGCAACAGCCTGTTTCTGAGACTTGACCACTGGGCCACCCTTGCCAGAATGAAGTTCGCCTTTGCCATACTCACGCATAACTTTGGCTACCTTCTTGGCTGCTTTCGTCTTCTTCATTAAGAATCTCCTGTACCTGCTGTGCTAACTGCAATTCGGTAACCTCGTACCGACGCTCAAAGGCTTTTCTTCCCATGCCGTGATAGCCAGTATTCCCCCGATGATGCTCAGGACAAAGTGGGATAGTTGCGTAATTAGAATTCCTGACACCCATCCCCAAACCGATACCTCTGATATGGTGGATTTCTGCTGGAGTCCCAATGTAGCCAAGCCTATAACAAATTATACAGCCTATATCAGCTACTTTTGACAGATATTGCGCCTCTTTTTTACGCATTCTTCTCCTTTAGCTTGGCTTCGATGGCTTCAGCAAACCATTTAAAACCTAACGGCAATCGTTTTGCTTCGCCGTCAGTTTGTGCTAAACAGTTAAACATTTCCTCATCCGTCAGCCCCTGCCATTCGCGCTGTAATGGGGCGGTGTAAAGCAAGGTTTTTTGCATTAAATTCATGTAAGCAACATCGTTTAAGAACTTAATTGACTTATTCCCACCATCAAGATCAGAAGTAACTATAGCTACCGGCTCCTGCTGTGCAAGTTGGGCTTCTAGTTCTTCAATACGCTTTGCCATACGCTGCTGTTCCTCAACCATGACCGCCATTACGCTCCAGTCGGGATTAAATTCGTTTGGTGTACAGGTATGTATCTCAGCCGGGTTGACTTCTCCGCATCGCTCGCAAGTGGTCATTTATTCCTCTGATATTTCTTATGGACATCCAGAACCAGAGCTTTAATCTGGTCTGGATAGTAGTAATAGAGATTACCGAAGTGCTTGATACCTAATGCCTCAATTTCCCAATCAGCCAACTTTCGCAAGGTTAGCGGCAATTCGCTGCTGTCGAGCAATGTTCGTTGGATCATAGTCGGCGAATCCGTCTACGTCACCGCACTCTGGACACTCAGTAAGAGTATCTTCTGTAAACGAGCATTTACCTTTAGGTATCTCATCCCAATCGTCTATAAATCCACAAAAGCAACATTGCGCTAGGTTGCTATCATCTACTATGTTTGTGTCGTTCATATTATCCTCTTATTGAGTTGATCTATCTATAGCCCGGTTAGAGGCTTCCTGCGTCCTGTAAACGTCAATCCTAGCCTGTGCTGCTACCAACATCCACCTAAGTGTTTCTGCCTTCTCTACGGCTTCTTTAAGCCCATCCAGTACCGCTAGATACTCTGGATGACTGTACGCAAAATTGTCTTTATCTGCAATAGTATTCCCAATGGCTCCCGCAAATAGCATGGCTTTCTTGCTCTTACGGAATTCCTCTAGGTACGTAACTTGAGCCTTAGCTTGAGCATATTCAGCAGAATGCCGAATCATGTAGTCAATGGCCTCGTGTGGATTTATTGTTTTCATATAGTTAAGCCGGGTTTCCCCGGCTGTTTAATTTAAATATTTTCGTTTGCGTACCTAGCCGCTTTTTCTGTAGACCATTCGGTCATCAACTTAATAGCGCCGCTTTTTGTTTCAAAATCGTTAACTTGAATTTGTTTGTCGTTATACAAGCGCCAGTATTTGTCACCAGTCATTTTTTCAAGAGTAAATAAATATCCATGCAAAGTGATTATGTAATCGCCAGCTCTAAATTTAGATACTTTCATGGTCAGCTCCTAGTTAATTAATATTGTGCTGCTGTGAAAGAACTATAGCATAGTATTCTCCAAACGCAACATAAATATTTCTATCAGTTACTACTTATTGATAGATTTTATTTAGCTGCGTGTTCCCAGACATAGTTAATAGCCTGAGCAAATTGCTTTCTTGTTAACGATAGCTGTAAGTTATCAGTAAGCACTAATCCGTCACCTACTTCCCTTAAGTCACTGCCAGATAAGCCCCATTTTCCAGTTCTATCGCACCTAGTCTGTACCTTTAGCATGGCATCTAGCCCTATCCTGATCTGTTTAGCTTGATCTTCCTTGCCAATAGCGTTAGCAGCCACTAACCCGATATTGAGCCTAGCGACTATGGTGTTCCAGCTACCTTCGTCTCCGTAGCCTTCTCTTAGCTTCATTAGCTCAGAATGAGGCGCTAGT